GACATAGTGGTGTTAAATTAACAAGTGCAACATATAATGATTATACTGATGGGGATATATCATTTGGTAAAACTGCTGTTATAGATAATCAAGTTAGAAAATTAGGTTTATTTTCTGAAGTAGTTAAAAGTAGATTTTTACCAAATAGAAATGATGTAGTAATTAAGTATCTTGTAGATGAAGAAGGTAATTTAACTGAATTAAACCAGCGAAATAAAAATTGGATAGAAGTTCAAAGAACATTCGTTTCTGATGATACTCTAGATGTATCATTATTTGATAATCAGAAATTCAGCAATCAGAAAAATCTTGATGGAACTAAAGTAATATTTGAAAGTGGATACTCATATACCCCTTTATTATATACTAGTGGAAGTGATACTGTTCTATATTTTCAATCAGAAGGAGGTAATGTTTCTAAAGAATTAGAAGCTACCCATTCAATAGGTCTTATCACTAGCTCATTAGGAGATGTACCAGTTTATCCTTTATTCACAACAGGATCAGATAAAACTATATTTAATGTATTTACATCAGTAACTAAAAATGTTGATTCATTAGCAGATTATCATATAGGAAGTACAGGGTCTCAAACATACCCTTCATACTCAGTACCAGAAACTGGATTGTATAATATTACTGCAAGTATTGGATTAGAAATTACAATGTCTGATGGAGGTAACGTTACCTGGTCTTTAGAAATTGTAAGTGGAAGTACAGTTATAGCAAGTGGTAGTCAAGTTGTATCAATATTAGACCAAGTTGTAGCTACACCATTTACTGGAGGGGCCATTTATAATGTAGATTATCAAAGTTATGGTGGAACAACTCTAGGATTTGGCGGAATACAAACTCTTCCAGGATTTCCATATTTACTACCTACAGACATAGTAGATCCAAACAATCCTAATATTAAAATATTTGAAAAGGGGCAAACAATTTATGGATATACTGTATTTGATACTGTATCATTACCTAACCCAAATGATTGTGTAGATTGTAATGCTTCTTTTTCAAATAGTATAACGTTATGGGGATTAACCGATACTATAACAATGTGGCAGGATGGAGGATTTTGTTACTCAAATGGTGGGTTAGGAGGATTTACAACATCTTGTGGGTTTTATAATTATTATGAATCATTTGATACTAATAATTTATATTTAATCCCAGATATATACCGTGTTGCTGAGTCTACTATTACTAGTCTTAATGTAACAACTCAACAAAGTTTAACAAAGGACGATAATATTGAAATTAGAATAAAACAAAAGAATTTATCTGCAACTAATTACATCGTTAAATTTAATTCTCCTGGTTTTTTAAGAATAGCATCAGTATCAAACCAAATAGACCAACTACCTAGTGCTGTTTCTGGATCAACAGGATTTATAGATTCTGTACAATTTACTGCAGGTGCTATAACCAGTAGTATTACTCTAAATACCCAGTTAACTAGTTTTATAGGATATAACTTTATTCCACAACCACCAACAGGGTCTGGTTTGCCACAACATTCTTTATATCCTACTTATGGAGATGTTGATTATAAATTTGAACTAGGATACTACGACATGATAGTTCACCACAATAATAGTGGACAAGTATCTGAGTATAGAATTTTAAATACTAGAATTGTAAATAATAAATTAGTATTAGATATTTTCCCTGCATTTGATAATAGCACTAAAGCTAATAATTTTGAGGATCCATCAAAATACACAAAAATATTATTCTTAAAAAGATTAAGAGATGAAACAAATGCCATTATAAACTTTATCAAAAGAGACGGCAAAACATCATACGGTTTTATAATCCCAGATAACCTACATCCAGATGTGTTTGCAAACATTGATACCATTACTCGTGAGGTAAAAACAAAAATGCTTGAGGGTGGTAGTTTAGATGGTGGTACATTATAATAAAATTTAAAACTTGTATATTTATATACAGTAACTAATAAACTATGGCAATATTAAATCCTTCTTTTGTAACTGTTGATGCGGTTTTAACCAAAAAGGGCCGCGAATTGTTGGCTCGTAATGACGGCTCATTCCAGATTACACAATTTTCATTAGCAGATGATGAAGTTGATTATACTCTATATAACCCAACTCACCCATCAGGCTCAGCATATTATGGTGAAGCAATTGAAGCTATGCCTATTATTGAAGCATTCCCAGATGAAGCTCAAATTATGAGATATAAGTTAGTAACTTTACCAAGAGGTACAAGTAAACTTCCTGTTATTTCTTTAGGTGTTACCTCAATTCTTTTAAGACAAGGAGCTTCATTAAGCATTACTCCACAAACATTAAATTATCTAGGTGCAAATAGTACTTTTGAAACTAATGGATATGTAATGAGTGTTGCTGATGTTCGTTTAGTTTCTACTTTTAGAGGTGCTGGTATTACTGGTGCTACTGTAGGTAATAATGCCTTAAATACAACAAGTGGTACTAAATTATCTAAAGCAGAAATTGGTACTTCATTTACATTAACTGGAACTACAATCAACACATTATTTGGTACTACTGCAACTTCATTAACTACTACAGTTACTGTAACTGGTAGAGATAGTGGTTCTAGAATTACAGTTCCTTTAATTATTCAAAAAGTTAATCCTTAATTAACATATGTCATTTAATAGATATAATACAGAAGACTCAGTAATAAGTGCAGAAACCGTAGTGCGTGGTCTATGGAGTGGAGATAATGCTACATTATCATCCGTAGCAACTTCCTCAGCTCAAGCAACTGCATCACAATTTTATTTAGATGTGTACAACGCTGGTGAGGTAGCATTTTCTATTGAATATGCACATATCTCTGGTTCAGGTTCAACTTATTTTAATTCAAGTGTAACTAGCTCATCTCCTACTAAAGTTGTATATGGACAATATAGAAACTTAATTTATGGAACTGAGGCTACTAATTTTCAAATTGGTGGTACTAATGTAACCCAATTTTATGTAATTAACGTAGCAAGATCTCGTTATAAAGAAACATTACACCCAGGATCTTTAACTTTAGCTTTAAGTGGAAGTTCAGGTATAATTTCATTAACTGATAATAGTAATGTTTTAACTACTAGTCAATTTATTGATAGTAACAGATATTTTAACATTGTTAGTGGATCTGCAGGAACCCCAGCTAATACAACAGTATATGGTCATATGTTCCCAGATTTAGGTTTAATTGTTTTAAACCCAGGTGCATTAACCGGATTTATGACAGCTCCTGAAACTGTTGCTAATACTAATAATAATAACAATGCTAAGTTATATACTTCTATATTAGGTGCTACAACTGCTGGAAGATTATTTAGATTACAGTCTTCTGAAACTATTTCATCACGTTTCTTTTTTACAAGAATTAAGAACAGTGAATATAATTATACTTCGAATCCATCAATTATTGATAATACAGGTAATATCCTTCACACTACATTAATTGATAATCCACAAACTTATATCACAACTGTAGGGTTATATAACGATAATAATGAATTATTAGCAGTTGCTAAACTAAGCAAACCATTAGTAAAAGACTTTACTAAAGAAGCATTAATTCGTATTAAGTTAGACTACTAATATAAAAGAAATGTTATTAAATGGCATCATTCAAAAAACTGAGTACTCCAGACGTATTCGTTGTTCCCTATACAGCTAATAAAAATTGGGACCTTGATTTCGCTTGTGTCCCTCAAGATGGTGCTTATTTTACCATATTAAAAGGTAAAAATATAACAGGTAGTATAGATTTAGATAATGGCCCTATAACTGAGGGCCAATATGAATCTTTGGTTTATCGTCAGATAAATCACTTATACTATCAATACCACTCTTCAAGTATTCTTAATTCTCATTCATTGATTAATTCAATGTATTATGAGTCTTACATGACTGAGTCTAGTACTATATCTACTGGTTCTTATTTTGATTTTAATGAGAACCCATCATTTGTAAATAGTTTCCCAACATCATCAAATGATATTATTAGGGTAATGTCATTTAATCAAAACATTTACGGTGAACAGATAAAACCTAATAACTTTATTTTAACTGCAAGTGGTAGTTACCAATTAGCAGATGATGGTTATGGAAATATTTATGATATTTCTTTTACAGGATATTATGTACAACCAGGTTACTATGCTCCTCCAGGATATATTGCTGAATTACAAAATAAAGTTCATGTAGGAAACATATTTTATTCTCAAGGTTTAGTAATAATTACAAACCAAAATTATAAGTGTTTCTTACCTACTCCACCCAATGCAATTAATGATTATTTTAGAATATTAAACGTACAACGTACTAAAAAATTAGATATTCTAGCTAATGATTATATTGATAGTTGTAATTCTACAGCAATTGCCACTAGTTCAGTAGCTACATATGCCTACCCAGGGTATAGTTTTCCTGATGTTACTTTAATTACAGGTTCTCTTTTTGTAGATGAATGTGAAACTTTAGGAGTAACACCAGGTAATTATAAATTATATTATACTGTTAATGATAATACTTGTTTAAAAAGTAATACCGCCAGTATTGATTTAGAACTTTATAAGTTACCTTTAGAAATGTCTAGATCCTTCCAACCAATTGTTTGTGTTGGGGGTGTTTCAGCTGTTACTTTTTCAATAAATTATGGTATTCCTCCTTATCAATTTTCTGTTGGTGGTGGAACTTATAATAATTTAGCTAATTGTGAATGGTACCAACCAACAGCTTCTACAACAGCTCCTATAGGTAATAATGTATTATATGTTAGAGATAGTGAAGGAACAATTGTTACTTCTTCATTCACTGTATTAGCTGATGTATTTACTATTACTACAAACCCAACCAATATAACTTGTGGGGGTAGTAATGATGGAAAGATAGCAGTTACTGGTTCTTCAACTTATGGAGCTCCATATTCTGCTTCTATAAATGGAGGTACTAATTGGCAAGGGTTTACTTCAAATACTTTATTTTCAAGTTTATCCCCTGCTACTTATACAGTGACTGTTAAGGATGGTATTTGTAGTACTTCATCTTTAGTTACCATAACACAAACACCATCTCCTACAGTAACCATAAATTCAACAACATCCGATTGCCCTGAACCAGGTCAAGATGTTGGATCTATTAGTATAACTGTTTCTGGAGGTACTTCCCCATACACATATTCGTGGGTTACAGGATCTACAGTTGTTAGAACAACAGAAGATCCAACAGGTTTACCTGCAGGAACATATAATGTTACTGTAACAGATGCTAATAATTGTACTGCTACCGGTAGTGCTACAATTAGTAGTGTAAGTTCAATATCTATTAGTTTAACAGCAACTAATGGTTCATGTGGTAGTGGTAATGGACAAGTTTCAGCTTCTGTTAGTGGAGGTAGTGGAGCTGGATTTAGTTATTTATGGAATACAGGAGCTACAGGAAGTATAGTTACTGGTAGTACAGGGACTTATACATTAACAGCAACTGATTTAAGTACAGGATGTACATCTGCTGCAAGCGCTTCTATAACTGTTACACCAGGTATTACTAGTATAACTTCATCTTTGACATATAATCAATGTGATACTAGTGTTAGTATTGGAATTGCAGGTGGAACTTCTCCTTACACTTATTTGGTACAAAAAGGAGGAACATCACGCTCTCAAGGTCCTACAACATCAAATCCAGCAACTATTAACTTAAATGATGGATTGAATGGAGGTACTTGGAATATAACTGTTGCTGATGCTAATGGTTGTACAATTACTGGTAGTATAAATGTAAGAGCTCGTGAATATAGATATTCAGACCCAGTTTGCCAAGAACTAAATGCTGTTATTTTGGTTGATGAATCTGGAGGTGCCGGTACTAATCTTAAAGTTAAAGGAAATGGTCAAGATATAACTACATTATTTACAACTGATGCAGAATATATTCAACTACATAATGGAACTTCATACTCATTTGAAGCACCTTTATATCCACCAGCTGATGGTGGATGGGTTGGTAACTATACCTCAGCATCTCACACAATGTCTGTTTTCACTACAGGTTCATTAACATATACAACTTCTAGTATTGAAACAGGAAGTGCTTATTGGCCATTATATAGTTTAACAGCAAATTCAAGTAGATATTATTTAATTAAAGCTGAAGGTAATTTAACAACCTCTCCAAGCCCTAGTCCATCTCCGAGTCCTAGCCCAAGCCCGTCTCCGAGTCCGAGTCCAAGTCCATCTCCGAGTCCAAGTCCAAGTCCTAGCCCAAGCCCGTCTCCGAGTCCGAGCCCAACATACACTTATTATATTTTAGATAAATGTGATTTATCAGGTACTGTAATCGGTAAAAGCACTAATGCTAATTTATATAATCAATTTAATGTTACTTATGTAATTGATGGTGGTACAACATGTGCTCAGATTATAGGTATTGATAGTTTAAATGATGGAAATGGTACTTATATTCCTCTAGATGGTTTGACTGCTTTAGCAGATTGTAATGCTTCAGCTTGTCAATCAGGATCAGGGGGAAGTCCAGGTGGTTCACCACCTTCATCTCCTCCAAGTTCCCCACCAAGTGGAGGTGGTAGTGGAGGCCCTGAAGAATTAAACCCAGAATAATGATAAATAAAATATTTATAAAGAATGATAAGAAGATCAGGAAATAAAATTTACACAAAAGTAACACAATACTTTACAGATAATAGTTCACCTGTGGGGTATAGTCATTCTCTTACAGTTCCAACTGAGAGTTTTTGTGGAACTGATTTTTATTATGAACAACGTTTAACTAGTAGTTTAGCTAATGGAAAATGGAGAGACTGTTTTTATGGTCCTTTTACTTTTTGTTCTGGTTCAACATCTGGTAGTGCTTGTGAAAGCAGTAACTGCAATCAATTTTATTTAGATACTTCTGCGATTAATATAGATTATACTGGTGTTGTATTAGATGAAGCTGCAAATATAACATTATATACTGGTTCTCGCTTATATCTTTCTTCAAGTTTAGAATTAGCACCAGATGGGTATTATGTATCTGGTGGCACTTGGTATCAAGTAGGAACAGGAAATATTGATGGGTATAATGCGGGTACTATAATTATTAGTGGAAGTTGTACACCTCCTCCTACAACCCCAACAGCTACATTTGATTATAGCAGTGGTAATAATACAAGTACTTCGGGAGTTGGAACTACTACAATTAATCCAACAATAACAATTACAAATGGCCCAGTAACAATTAGATTAAGAATTACAGTAACAACAGGCTTTAGAGGTAATACAACATTAGTAATACCGGGATATGGTAGTTTTTCACCTACACCACAACCAGAAGGTGCAGGAGATAGTACATTCCTTGATATTACTTTAGCAACAGGAATTTATTATTGTACTTGGACAATAAATGCAATATCTCAAGGTGAATTTACACTTGCACAATCAACGCTAACCCAAATATAATACATTTTTAAATTAAATAATTATGGCAGTTTATACAGGATCCTTTAATATTAATTTTAGAAATGAACACACAATTTACGAAAATTTTGTAAAATGTACTGTTGAGGAAAGTGAATATAATTTATCTTACAATCCTACTTTGCTATCTAATAGAACTAACATATCATCATCATTAGCAGGTTTTACAACAGGTTCTGAATTTAGACCTTATGTTACAACATTGGGTTTATATAATGAACGAAATGAACTTTTAATGGTTGCAAAATTTGGAAAACCAATCCCTATTTCATCAGAAACAGATATGACGTTTTTGGTTAAATACGACACATAAAATAAAATATAGTTATGGTACAAGTTATGGAACCTGTTATGCAGGTTGAGGATCTAATCAATGATCCTAATTTTGATCCCTCTGAATATTATGGGTATGTTTATTGTACTTTAGATACAACAACAGGCAAACAATATATTGGTAAAAAAGCATTCTTTCATAAACAAAATAAAAAATTAGGAAAAAAAGAACTAGCAACACTACCCGTGGCTCGTGGTAAAAAACCAAGCAAAAAATTAGTCATATCAGAAAGCGACTGGATGACTTATTATGGTTCTTCTCTTGAGGTAAAGAAATTACCAAAAGAAAATCTAAAACGATATGTGTATAAATTGTGTAAAACAAGTAAACAACTAACATATTGGGAAACAAAATATCTATTTCAACACAATGTGTTAGAGGATGATCGCTATTTAAATGATAATATTTTAGGTAAATTTTTTCGCAAAGACTTGTTTGAGGCAGAGTAAGATCGTATATTGATGCTTATATGATTGAAAATGCAGCATTATTAGTTCTAGTCGAATCAGTACTAGGCAAAGGGCAGGTTACAAGTAAGGGCAATTATGCCTTTAAATGCCCATTCTGTTCGCACCACAAAAACAAATTGGAAGTTAGTTTACGTACTACTGCTAAAAAGGAAAATTTTTGGCATTGTTGGGTTTGTGATGCAAAGGGGAAAACCATACGAGCATTATTTAAACAAGCACAAGCATCACCAGATAAATTCAAAGATTTAAGTTTACTTATTCAACCTACTGCTTTTAAGGCAGATGATGTGTCTAATGAGTCCATCGTTTTACCCGCAGAATTCATACCATTAACTAACCCACTTTCACACATATTGAATGAAAAAGGATTAGACCGTGTGGCTCAAATCGAATCAAAACATGCATTTAAATTCTTGAATAGACGTGGAATAACAGTAGATGATATTATTAAATATAATATTGGTTTTTGTAAAGAAGGACCATATGCTGGTAGGGTTATTATTCCTTCTTATGATGCTAACGGTATGTTAAATTATTTTGTAGCTCGCGCTTACAAAGATTCAGATCGTAAATATAAAAATCCACCTGTAGCTTCTAAGGAAATTATAGGTTTAGAGTTATATATAAATTGGAACGCACCAATCATACTTTGTGAAGGTATGTTTGATGCTATTACAATTAAACGTAATTGCATTCCATTACTTGGAAAAGTATTACATAACAAGTTAATGGAAAAAATAGTCAAATCAAATGTTGATAGAATTTACATTGCACTAGACAATGATGCTAAAAAAGATGCCTTAAAACACGCCGAAAAATTAATGTCGTATGGTAAGGAAGTCTATATGGTTGAATTAGATGGTAAAGATGCAAATGAAATTGGATTTGGTTCATTTCTAACTACTCTTGAGCAAACAGAACCTCTGAATCTTCAGAGTTTACTTGAGAAAAAACTACAATTAATATGATTGACAAAAATTCAAATATTATCAAAGATCCAAAGATCAAGCGTATCGTTGAATACAGCAATGATAATAAACAAGTAAATGTACTAGATCAAAGATTCTACAGAAGAGGTGGTAAATATTACCCTTCAGTATCTAGTATTTTAAATTATTTCCCTAAGAACCAATTCTTTCATTCTTGGTTAAAAGATGTAGGACATAATTCAGATATTATTGCTAGTAAAGCTGCTGGTGAGGGCACTCAAGTACACAACGCAGTAGAAGCATTCTTAAATGGAGAAGAAATTACTTGGATTGATGAGTATGGTAATGCCAAATATAATTTAGATGTTTGGAGAATGATTCTTAAATTTGCAGATTTTTGGAATACACATAAACCAGAATTGATCGCAACCGAATACCACCTATTCTCAGATGAACATGAGTATGCAGGTACTGCCGATTTAGTTGTTAGATTGTTTGATAATATATGGTTGTTGGATCTTAAAACATCTAACAGTTTACATACGTCATATGATTTACAATTAGCGGCTTATGCACAAGCTTGGAATGAAACTCATAACGAAAAAGTAACTCATACAGGTATATTGTGGGTTAAAGCAAATACACGTGGTGAAGGTAAAGGTGATAAAATCCAAGGTAAAGGATGGGAATTAAAAGTTATAAGTGATATTGAAACTAATTTTAAAATGTTTAAAAATATCCAAGAAATTTATAAATTAGAAAATCCAAATTCTAAACCTATGACAGAGTTGTTGCCAACAAGTGTTAAAATATCATAGTAAATATAATTTTAAATATTTATAGGTGACTTGGTCCGTCCAGGTCACCTATTTATATTCAACATATGATTAAACTAATTGACTTATTAATGGAAGCAGCCATGCCTCAAAATAAAATGATAATCATGGCGGGGGGCGCCGGTGCCGGGAAGTCTACTTTAATAAATAAAATTAAAGGAGTAACACCTGGTTTTGAAATAATCAACCCAGATAAGTATATTGAAGATAAATCAAGCGAAATGTTCAATAATCTTACTGCGGCTTCTGCTCAAGTAGATGATGTTGACGTACCTAATGCACTCTCAACAGGTAAAGCGTTTATTTGGGATACTACCGCGTCTAATGCGGCTAAATTGATTGGTGGTTTATATAAACGAAAGGAAGTACCAGGTTTATTAAATACTGCGTCTAATTATGATACATTAATGATCATGGTTTATGCTCACCCTATTGTATCATTTTTAAGAAACTTTAAACGTGAACGTAAAGTACCTAAAGTGGGTGTTATCCAAACGTGGAATAATGTTTACGGGAACATAGACACTTATAAAAATAAATTAGGAGATAATTTTGTATTATATCAAGCTCCTGATCAAGAATATCAAAAAGAAATTAATGGATTTAATCAAGCAGTTCAACAAGGTAAATTATTTGATTGGTTAGAACAACTAACCCAAACTAACCCTGAACAATTTGTATCCACTTTTCGCAAGACTCAAGATGAACCTTTATCACCTGATGAGCAGGCTAAAAAAGATAAAGCGGCAGAAAAATCAAGAGAAAACTATAAAAAACAAGTAGAGCAGTTAGAACGCGAATTTATTAATATTGATAAAAAAATCAAAGAATCCGTTTTATCTGAATCAGAAATTATATCTAAAGTAAAATCATTTGTACAGTAATGAATTTAGGACAACACATAGCAAAACAATTATTAGAGGAAAAACAATACATCATTGGTGTATTTCCGGGTGCATTTAAACCACCACATAAAGGTCACTTTAATGTTGTTAAACGTTTATCTGATATGTGTGATGAGGTTCAAATCTTTATTTCACCTAAAACTCGTGAAGGAGTTACTGCAGACGAAAGTTATAGAGTGTGGGAACTATACAAAACATTACTCCCAGGAAATGTTAATTTTTTAATTGTAGATGAAAACCCTGTTAGTGAAACTTATAATCTAATCACATCAAATCCAGAAGCAAAAATTATTGCTGCTTTTGGTAAAGATGAATTTACTCGTTTTTCATCAATATTGAAAAATGAAAAATATAAGAATGCTGAATTGTTTAATGCAGGTACATTTGATAATATAAGTGCTACTGATTTTAGAATAGCAATTAAAGCTAAAAGTGAAAACCTAATTAAAAAATTCTTACCAGATGGCATCGATGTGAAGCAATTCATGAATGCTGCTGGTTACACAATGGGTGACACAGAAAAAGAAGAGTTAAAAGAAGGCAAAGAAAACTTGACTTTATTAAAGGAGTTCATTAGATTTACCCTACGTGAATTGGGTATTGAGGGGGGAGGGGGAAAAATCGTGATAAGTAGGGATACGGAGAAAGCGAGGGAAATGAAGTCAATGGGGTTATATAGTCCACAAGACGATAAGATATGGATTTACACGGGTAATCGTAATATGGCTGATATTTGCCGAACTGTTTCTCATGAATTAGTACACCTATCACAAAAACAAAAAGGCCAACCTTTAGACGGAACCACAGGTTCTGATACTGAAAATGAAGCAAATTCTAAAGCTGGTCAAATAATGAGAAAATTTGCACAAATTAATCCTATGATATTTGAATCAAAAGAACAACAATACAAAATCTATTGTGATATGGATGGCGTTATTGCTGATTTTGAAGGTGCTTACGAAAAATTAACAGGTAAAAACATTAGAGGAAATCATGTTAAAGGTGATGCTGCTTTTTGGCAACCAATAACTGATGCTGGTGAGTCATTTTGGACTGAAATGGAATGGATGAAAGATGGCAAAGAATTATGGAGCTACATTAAACCATATTTACCTAAACTACTCTCAGCCCCTTCAAGACAAGAATCATCAAGAACAGGAAAACAAAAATGGGTAAACACAAATTTACCAGGTGTTCCTTTATTATTGAAATCAGCAGAATACAAACAATTTTATGCATCTCCTAGATCAATATTGATTGATGATAGAGCAGATAATATTCAAAGATGGAAAGAAGCAGGAGGTATTGGTGTTCTACATACTTCAGCTGCCGATACAATCCAACAACTAAAAGAATTAGGTTTATGATAGGTAACGAAAGTGTTTTGAAAAAAGAGTTTCGAGAAAGAGATGTACAAAGAGTAAGAAATATAGTTAATAAAAAATACGGAGATAAAATCTCTACTCAAGTAGGTTATACTAAAGTTTCCGTTGATTATAAAGAAGGAGATATTTGGGAAGAGAATGGTAAAAAATGGACCATTAAGAATGGTATTAAGATGACCATATCCAAATTAGATTTAGTTAAAAAAGCCCTTCAAATTCCACTAACATGTCCTAAATGCGGTAAAGCAATGAAAAAGAAAGTATTGGATACTAAAATGTATGCAATACATAAAGAATGCTTTGATTGTGTTATTAAAAGAGAAACCAAATTGCGTTTAGATGGTAAATATGAAGCGTACGTCCAAGACATGGTTCAACGTAACGCTAAAGGATTTATAGGTGATCTTGAACAAATATTACAAGATTTAATAAATGATGTACATCCTGAACAAATTGTTACTGAAAATGGTGAAATGGAACAATGGTCTGGTGGAAATAATAATGAACTAATTAAAGAATTCCAAGAATATATTGAAAAAGTAAAATCAATAACACAATCCTAATATTTATTGCTATCAGTAACTAAATATATAAGTACATATAATGGAAAATATTTATTCAGTAATAATTACAGCAGTAACAGTATTAGGAGGAACCACAGCATTTCGTTTTTATGAAAAACGTGCTATGAAAAGAGAACGTGACGATGATTTTATTCGTCATGATTGTAAAGATAGAATCGCTAAATTAGAAGCATTATTAGCACAATCTTCCCAAGAGAAAGATGAAATGCGTAAACAAATACTAGATTTAGTTGCTGAAGTGGCTTCACTAAGAACCGAAATTAAATATCTAACTGATAAACGCGCTGGGAGTATATGATAAAATTAAGTGATTTAATTGAAGAACAAGATTGCGGATGTAATGGCCCTCAACTAATATCAGAAGGACAAGAAATAATGTTATCTGAAGGTATGAAATATCATATCACAGAAGGTAAACAATTAATTCACAATATCTATCGCCCATTATCTGAAAATTATTTTTCTCTATTCCGTGAAGCACGTGAATTATACAATAAAGGTATATTATCTGTAACTGAAGATGATGCTGAATTATTAGAATCAAACATAGGTGAATATGGGGTGTATAACGGTATTAGAGTACCATTAGATTATCCAATTTCATTAGATGAATTAGTTGATTTACATGAGTCTATGGAAATAGACGAGACTAAAGATAAAAAGAAAACACCTCCAATTGGAAAACCAAAGCGTGGTGGTTCTAAAAAGTTCTATGTTTATGTTCGAGATAAAGGTAAAATTAAAAAAGTATCATTTGGTGATACTACAGGATTACGTGCAAAACTAAATAATCCTAAAGCACGCAAGGCATTCGCAGCTCGTCATAATTGCTCTCAGAAAAAAGATAGAACAAAAGCATCATATTGGTCATGTCGTTTACCAAGATATGCTAAATTATTAGGTTTTAAAACATCATTTAGTGGATACTGGTAGACCATATGTTGATCTAGAAACAACAAAAGAATATATTATAAGAGAGTTCGATGAGAGTATAGATCCTATCGAACTCCTTTGGCATCGTGACGATGAAAATCGTCTTATAGAATCTATTAATTCTAATAATTGGTTGATTCAACTAGAAAATGAACTACCAATATCTATGGACAAACCGATATTTATACCAAGACATACTTGGCATCGTGTTATAAAAGGCCATGATAAGTTATTATTAAAGATATATAAGTCGTGATAAAACTACAAGAAATATTAAATGAAGTTCTTTTAGAAAAGCTTTGCAAAAAAGGCAAAGCCTATTACGATCGTCGTAGAGCTGCTGGTGAAAAACCATCAGCTTATCTTTCTGGCCGTGCTGTTAAAGTATGTAAAGGTTTGATGGAAGTAGATGATATAGAAGATAATACTATTATATATCCGGATTTTCAAGGAAGCGACATTGCTGAAAATATAAGTGGTGAAATAAAAATTTTAAAAATTAACGATTGTATTGGTAACGAACCAAATAAAGATCTTAATTACTTCAACACAGAGAAAAAATCTTATGTTGAAAAAATGATAAAGGTTGCTAAAGAAAAAGGTATAGAATCGTTCCCACCAGTCGTAGCCTTAAACCACCCACTATTGCCTGGAAAATATTTAATCTTAGATGGAAATCACCGCTTAGGTGCTTTTAAAATAGGAAACATACCAGAAATAAAAGCAATCATTTTAAATAATAGTGATGTTAAACTTGCTACCCCTGAAACTGAGTGGGAAGAAGGTATAGTTCCTGAAACAATTAGTTTAGAAGATGCTAAGAGTAATAATATTGATTTAAAAAAATATTTCAATGTAAAAAGTTTAACTGAATCACTACGCGATTGGTTTAAAAAAGAAGATTGGGTTAGAATTGATACACAAGGTAACATAACTGGTCCTTGTGGTACAATGAAAAAAGATAAAGCAACTACTCGTTGTTTACCTCGTGCTAAAGCAAATAGATTAACTAAAGCAGAACGTGCAGCAACTGCTCGTAAAAAAGTAGCAGGATCTAAAAAAGGTAAACAATTTGTAGCTAATACTGATAAAGCAAAAGTAAAGTTCAATAAGTAATGAGAGCAATAGACAAATTTATATTACACGTAACCCATAATTTATTCCCACTTAATGAATATTCAGAAGGTGAGATTAATAAATTGATGGCTAAATTTAGGGAAGAAGCTGATGATTTAAATATTCAAATAAGTGATGCTCAATTAAAAGCATATATTGAACGTTTTGATTCTTTAAAAAATTCACCTAAAGTTACTGAAAAAGATTTACGTAAATATAATTTATCTAAATTAATAAAATTAGTTACATCAACTAAAGGTGTTGAAGAACCTGAAGATGAAGTAGACACTACACCAGATGTTGTTTATGATCAAAATGGTTTAATTATTTATAATGGTTCTAAAGAAGAAAATTGTTTAACTTTTGGTAGAGGTGAATCTTGGTGTATTACTAGAGGTTCATTTGGTAACTATCGTTACGATGATGGTAGAAAAAACCCAACATTTTATCTTGTAAAAGATACAAATCTACCTAATAGTGATCGTAAGAGTTTCTTTGTGGTTGTTGTTGGTAGTGATAATACTTATAAAGCATCAGATAGATCAAACAATGATGTTGGTGGTAGAGCTACAGAGTGGGATAGATGGGAACCATGGAGTTTTATTGAATCTAATTTTCCTTCAGTTGTTGGTTTAAGAAGTGTATTTAAGTACATCCCCTTATCTTCTAAAGAAAAATTAAATCAATCTTATAAAAATAGACCTGTTGGTATTAGAGAATGGATTAAATTTTCTTTTCAAGTTAAAGAACAATATTTAGTTGTTAGAAAAGGTAAAGACCTATTTCAAGATATTAGTAATGATACTTTCGTAGAAAAATATTTACCTAAATATCCTCAAATTGCTAATACTATTGCTACTAATTTTGGTATTTTAGATAGTCTTACTTTAGTTAAAAACTTAGATAAATTTTCAAATCAAGATGTAAAGTCTATCATAGCAAATATGAGAGATAAAATCAATTTGAAATTTTTATCTTTAGATTCTATTCCATTTGAAGTTAAAAAGTTTTTAGTTAAATTTGAAAAATGGGAACTTCCTAAAAATGAAAGAATATATGTTACTAAAGATAATGAAAATATTATTAAATTAACTTTAGGAGATGATATTAAAGTAGGTCTATTTACTGAAGAAGATGATTATCCAAATATTAAATTAAATAAACGTACATCAAAATACTTACTAGACTACCCAGATTTAAGTCAAATACCTTTTAAAAATTTAATATCATTAGTTTCTGATGAAATTATTGATAAAAGTGTATTAAATAATGTAATTGAAAAGGCAAAAACAGATGATAATTCATCTATTATTGCTAAAGACCTTAAGAATAAAACAATATTAATTGATTCTAATTCATTTGCTTCATATAAAATAGAAAATGATAAAGTTTCTAAAGTACCTTTTGATGATGAAGATGTACAAGAAATATTTTCTCAACAAAAAGATAATGAAGGGTTCCAAAAGAATGCCTTATCATTGATTAGATATGAAGAAAATATTCCTGCTACTATAGATAAAGAAGCATATGTTTCATTCCTAAGATCTGTCCCTCAAGATAAAAGAACAGTTGAATGGAGAGGCAGTCCCGCTGATGTAATTTTAACTAATAGTGAGGAATCACCAATAATTGTTCATGAATTGGCCCGAGGATTAAATAGTTTAATACCAACAGCACTTTATGGTCGACAAGGATTAGATTGGAGACAAAAAACCTTAAATTCCCCTTCCAGAGATACAGCAGTATATTCTGCTTTATTTGATCATTTTAGATCTAAAAACATGGCATTTAGTGATGAACAATATATCAATGCTATGAAAAATGTAGCAAGTTATCAAGGGGGTGATGTTAGAAAAGCTATTATTGGTGCTAACCCACCGATGCAAGCTGGTAGCAGACTTAGATCTGTTATATACAATGATGTTCCTTATATTGTTAATACTGCAAATCCAAGAACAAGTTACTCAATATCTTCTACATCAGGTAAATTAGTTGTTGTAAATATTCCTACTTCAAAAGTAGCACAAATATTAGGCACTGCAGCTCCAGCTGCCGCTGGTGTGGCAGCAGCCCCAACAACAGGTAGAAGAGGAAGACCAGCTGGTGTTCCAAATGCTCCTCGTCAACAAACTCAAGCAGCTCCACTAACAGGTGATATTAACGTTCGTGAAGAAATGAATGCAATAGGATTAGAAGCAGCTTTCCTTCGTTTACCAAGAGCTATATTTAGAAGAATAAATGCAATTAATGCATCCCGTGTTGATCCGAATGGTGATAGAGGTGCTTCTCGTCGTAATAATTTATTAGGTACTTCAGGTAGAGTAGGAAGAGTAATCCAAATTGGTGCTAGTAAAATCTATATTATTAGATTAGCAAACCAACAAATTATAGCATCCATTAACGTACAACCAGGTAATAGTAACTATGTATTGGTTGGTAATGAGGGTGGTAACAATGCTTTACCATTAGCTTCACCAGCAGATTTATTAACAGTATTACAACAACGAGGGTTGGCAGAGGCACATAAGTATATTGTAAATGAATATTTAGCAGACCACCCAGGCCATATAAAAGAATTTAAAGAATTACTTCGTAAACATATAAACGAAAAAAATAATGCAAATTAATCAATTAAAACAAGCTATCCGTGAAGCGATAGAAAAGGTATTAGCAGAAAATCCTGCTTTAGCCCCTTCTAAACCAGGCATCAGCCCAGAACCTACAACAATCCCTGCTAAACCAGGTACTGATAAACCAAAACCACGTCGTCCATTAGGAAATCCTGATGTTAAGCCAAAACCAAAGGCTTCAATGAATGAAGAAGAAATGGTAGATAAAATTGTTAAAAGATTTCAATCTAGAAAATAATGGCTAAATTATTAGAAGTAGAATACGATAGAATATTCTCCCCTGAAACTATGGCTGCCTTAAAAGGCAAGTCTGGTGAATCATTACGTCAAATGGTTGGTAATAGACCCTTGATGCAAACAATGATGCGTTCTAAAGAAGTATTAGATCAAATAGTAGCCGCTGAAGAAGGATACCATGATGAATTAGAAGCAATAGCTGTTCAAATGGTTACTGATGCTTACCCAATTATTGATTATGCTAATATTAAAATTATTGCTAGCATAGGTAATGATATGGATATTGAAATGAATCCTAATAATGAAGACCCTTCACAACCTGAGTTTGGTGAAGATGATCCTGAAAAGATGAAAGCAAAACGTCGTCTTATCAACGGTATCACTCAAGGTGCTTCTGTTAGAGGAGCTTTTGCATTCATGTTATTTAAAGAATACATAGACCAAATCAATCCAGAATTAGTAGGCAAATATAGTGAAATATTAAAATTAGTATTTGGTACTTATGATGATGATAATGCTATTGCAATGATGTTAGCCGCAATTGCACAAGGTCAAAAAATGCAAGGCGGTGAAAGCGAAATGGAATATGATGATGAAAATGATCAGTTTATAATTAAAGCACAAGCAATGTGTTTTCCTATGTTAGTACATGAGATTATAAAAGGATTGTATGAAATCGTAGGCACAGAAGGATTTGGATCAGATAAAGAAAAAAATCAATCAATTATTAACGCTGTAGATAAGGTTTCAAATGAACCTGAAGATTTACGTTATGGTAAATTTATTTATGATGCTATTAATGATTTATACATTTCATCTGATGTAGATGATCCACGTGTTCGTGAATTATTTTTTGCATCTGTTTACAAATTATCCGATAATGAATTTTTTCCGTTTGTTGAAAAAGCAATCAATGGTACATTAACTCCATCCCAAAAACGTTGGGCTGAAATGGAAATTAGAGATATTGCTCGTGATTTAACAAAGGATGATACAGGATTACAAGATTTAGATTAAAATTTACATATTTATATATAAACACACACAATGAACACTAATCAATTACGTCAACTTATCAAAGAAGCAATTGTAGATCGTTTAAAAATGATTGACGAGGCTGGTGATAAAGCTGCTTTAACAGCTAAAATTAATAAAATCGAAGAAGAGATTGAAGAAGCACATCAAATCAAATCTGCAATCCCTTCCAATATTAACCAATATGTAGATTCAGAAATCGTTGGTGATATGATGGATGATATGGATAACAGCATTGCTGAACTTGAGGCTAAGAAAAAAGAGCTTGAAGAACAATTAAAAGCAATGGACAAACCAGTTAAAGAGCGTAAAATGACTAAAGGTGAAAAAGCCAAAAAAGAAAAAAATGTTAAAGCAATGAAAAAATCAGACAGCTTTGACAAATATGGCAAAGACGCTGAAAAAGTTATGTATGCTACAGCTACAAAACAATCAATGAAATAACAATGATTAAATTAACACATTTAGTAGAAGGTTTAGATCCAGTAGGAAAAGAAGATAAAGACATCAATAACGATGGTAAAGTAAATAAGACAGATTCTTATCTTGCTAGCCGTCGTAAAAAAATTGCTGTTGCTTTGGTCAAAGAAACTCACTTATCTTGGCCTAAAACTGAAGATCATGAAGCTACAATGGCTAAAAGTGAATTAAGAAGTATGGTTGAAAATGCAACCAAAATTTATAAAATGATCGAACCAAACCAACAACTACCAGGTTGGGTATCAGCATATATTACTCTAGCTTCAGATTACATGAATAGTATAGAACAATATTTAACTGAAGAAACTAGCGAAATCGAAAATAATGGAGAATATTAAAAAAATATTATTAGAAAAATATATTAAAAAAGCAATCAAACAAAGATTGCAAGAGGAAGAGCAGGCTATCAAGCGTGCTGAAAAATCTTTATATTTAATATATCGTTTTCCTAAATTAAAAGATGCTGTTGAATCAATAATGTCTCCTTCATTTAGTAGATATTTAAGCAGCGTTACTGTTGTTGCTCCAAAACCAACAACACTCAATATTGAATTAATCAATGGATTAGACTTTCAGTTAATATATTCAGGTGGTACTTTTATAGCTAAAATAGCAGGTAAAAGATATGATTTAGCTATGGGTAGCGCTACAAATAGAGCAAGCCAAGCTGTATCAAATTTATTATCATTATCTCCTGCACTTAAAGAAGATGCAGGATCAGTAGCAGATGCGGGTGCAGGCGATGCCGCAGCTCCTGCAGAAGCACCAGCACCAGATGCTGGTGAAGCAGCATTTAATGATTTAGCAGGAACTGAATCCCCACCTACTCCTGAAGCACCAGCAGAAGAAACTCCAGCAGAAGCATAATATGACAGTTATAGATAAAATATTAAATGAGTGGTCATTTCGTTGCCATGATGGGATTGTTGATATGAATAATCCTACAAAGTTATCTATTTTACAAGAAATAATAAGCGAAATCGAATTAGAAGAAGCTATGTTATCGTTAAATACAATTAAAAAACGTCCTGAACAGTTTGTAAATATATTTTATAGTCAAGAATCATTTAAATTAGGAAATAAAGGTGAGGATGATTTTGTTGCTAATACTATAATAGTGGGTGATGAAATTTTTAAATCAGATCAACCAGAAGAAAAATCTAATTTAATTGGAGCCATCAGAAATGTTAATAATGCTCGTAATGTTAAAATTACAGGACAACTAAATAACCAAGAAACTACTGTAAATATAAGTTCAATATATAAATCATCAAATTTGGGTGGACAAACAGGTGGTGGTGCTGGTGTATCTAATGAAAAAGAATTAGTTGACGCTGTAAATAATTTTATAGAAGAAAACGGGGGACCTATAGATGTTAAATTTATAGATAAAGAAAATAAAGAAATTAATATACCTAATGTCACAAAAGCATCAGGTATGGGAACTACAGGGAGTAAAATAGGTCTTAAAGGAGATGTATCTTTAACTACATCAGATGGAGAACAAAACATATCAGTTAAAAAAGATGGCCCATATTGGTGGAGCAGTGAGAGAAAAAAGTTTGGTGATTTATTAAACAAATTTATAGAAAATGGTAAAGAAGGAAAAATTGATAAATTAATCCTAAAACCAAATATGTTTAATCCTAAGATATTTGATATGATGGATCCTGAAGATGAAAGAAAATATGGCAGGATTTTTATATTAAATTACCCAGGAATAGAAGAAAATTTAGAAAATATTACTTTTGGTCCTGATAAAGCAAAAATAGTTCAACGTTCGTTTGCATCTACAGATTATAGTTTTCAAAATGGTGTATTAACCATTAAAACAACTAAAAATATGAATGATATAAATGACCTAAAACCAGAGGATATGCCTATTATATCATTGGCTCGCCATGAGAATCAAACATACGGAATTGATTTTAGAACAATTCCTTTGAAACAAGCAAAATTAGAACCAACTAAAGGAGGAAAAACATTAGTCTTAGACTATGAAAAAACTCCTTCACTGCATTAGTATATTTATAAAATATAAAATTATGACAATGTTAAATGAACAATACTTTCGGATGCAAAAATTAGCAGGAATCCTTACTGAGGAAGAAGCTAAAGCTGAACAAGCTGCTGAGAAAGGTTTATTAGATTTCTTAGGGGATCTCAAATCAGCTTCATCATCAATCAAACCATCTCCTAAAGATGGAGAAATGAAAGAAGGACTTTTAACCTTATTTGCAGTTACAGCAGGTGCACCTGGTTTATTAAATTTATTAGGTAAAGGTGCTGATTTAATTGCTCAATATTTTTCTTATGGGGCTATAGGGTCTACAAAAATAGGATCTGCTTTACAAAAAGCAGGTCATAAATTAGAACACAAATATATTGAAGGAATTGCATTTTTATTAAAAAAAGCATATCCTAAAAAATATGGTGATCAAGACCCATTTGATGAATCATCAAATTTACATGATATGGCTCATGGAATATATGCAGCTATATTAGCAGCCGCCGCTATAGGTTCAGGAGTAGAAGCAGTTAATGCTGTTAATTTAATTGTAAAAGGATTAGAAGGGGGGGCAGCAGCGTTTAAAACAGCAGAAGTAATGCAATTGGCACAAAAAATAGCCTCTGTTTAATAATAATTTAAATTTAAAAATATGACTATCTTAAATGAACAAACTCTCAAAATGCAAAAATTAGCAGGCATTATAACTGAGGGACAATATGCTGAAAAACTTGAAGAAATATCTTTATCTGGGATTTTTGATAAAGTAAAAAATAAAATTGCTGATAAAGTTAAACAAGTTGCTAATAAATTTTCTGATGAAGAAATTTCTAAAATGAAAGACATGGCTGCTCAAGCAATTGGAAAACCTGCAGACCAACTTTCAATGTCAGATATTACTATCGATAATATTAAAAAAGTAAGTAAAGTTCTTTCAAATTTAAATGAAGGAATGTTAGAAGAAGGATTAGGTGATAAAATACAACAAGTTGCTATAGCTATAGGCCTTCCTAGTTTCTTTATTGGTGGTAACTGGGCATGGAGTGATGAGCGAGGTGTAATGTTATTTGCTGCTGGGGCTTTAGTATTATTCCTAGGATTACTTGTAGGTGCTGTAGTAAGAGATAAAGAAAATAACTAAAACTAAACATATAGACAGATTCATAGCCTGTCGCATTTAACAATATTAATGCAGCTGTGGCGCACTCAAAAGGTGCGCCCTTTCTTTTTTGGGAATGGCAAAACAAAATAGTATATTTAATAATTAAGAAAAATTTATGAGAGACTATCAAAATTCATTTAGACGAACACAGGAGCTGTTTGATACTCCTAGATCAACATCAAGGATTGTAAGAACAAAACCAGAAAAACAATATAAAAATATTGTTATTGTTGGTGCGGGTGTAGCAGGTATTAACGCTGCTACTAAATTAGTAGATAATGGGTACCCGGGTGAATTTATTACCATTATGGATAAAGGTAACGATCCAATTAATCGTTTACCTGAAGAAGTAATGACTGGTATGTTAGGTGCTGGTGGTTGGAGTGATGGTAAATTAACATACCACACTGCAATTGGTGGTCAATTAGCTAAATATTGTGGTGAAGAAAAAGCAATGGAATTAATGAAACAAGTAGTAGACAACTTTACTCGTTTTCACCCTAAACCAGAAGAAATATTTATGTCTGATCCACAAAAAGAACCTGAATTCATTAAACCATATTTTGGTTTGAGAATGTTTCCTGTATGGCACATTGGATCTAATTTCTTACATGAAATTGCTAAAACATGGTATCAATATTTGTTAGATAAAGGTGTTAAGTTTAGTTGGAATACTACTATTACTGATATTGATTTCCAAGATTTAATTATTAAGTATAAACAAGGCGAAAATGAGTTTGTAGCAATAAATGCCTATGAAAAACTAATATTTGCTGTAGGTAAATCAGGTATTGACTTTGCTCAACAATTGTCTGATACTTACAAATTACCAACTGAGCCTAAATCAGTACAAATTGGTGTTCGATTTGAAGCACCACAAAAATATTTCCAAAAACTAATTGATATAAGTTATGATTTTAAGCTCTATCAAAAATTTGATAATGTATCTCTCCGTAGCTTTTGTACTAACAACAATGCTGCTTACGTCGCTGTGGAAGAAACTTATGGGGATGTAAGTTATAATGGTCATGCTAAAAAAGGTAAGGAATTTGAAAATCAAATGACTAACTTTGGTATATTAATGGAAATTAAAGGTATTGAAGATCCATTTGCTTGGTCACGCGATGTAGTTCAAAAACTACAGATTGATGGAACTGGTACTTACTATTCACCAAACAAAACTCGCAAACCAGGATTAACATCAGAAAATAATACAGTATCTGCTGTACAGGTAGATACAATGGATGTTTTATTTAATGCATTAGGAGAAGAATATGCTCAATATATTGAAGATTTTATTACTAATATGCAGATTGTATTCCCAAAATTGAAAAATGATTGGGGTATTTACATGCCTGAGGTAAAATATCTATCACCTGAGCCTTTAGTTAATTACAATGATCTATCATTAACAAATTATTCAAATGTACACTTTGTAGGTGATGCTCTATCAGCTCGTGGTATTACAGTTTCAGGTGCACATGGTATTTACGTAGCAGAATCACTTTTAAAATAAAACAATGACAAGAAGAATTAAAACAGCAGATGGAAGTATAGTATACTATCTAGATGGAAAAATGCATAACTGGGATGGTCCCGCTTATATACCACAAGGTAATAAGCGTTTAGCTGAATATTGGTTATTTGGTTTCCAATTCACTAAAGAACAATGGGATGATCGAAAAAAAGACGGTAACGGTCAACCATTCCACAAAACAGCAGCAGGTAAAGCAGCAGGTGCTAGAGTTTAGGCAAGATTCAATTCATATATTTAAGTATGGAAGAAAGAAGAGGTAGACCTAAAGAAACACAACCAGTAGATCAACCTCGTAAATTCAACAGAGTTTACGAGGATGATAACACTATCGAAACATGGAAGTATGATTTGGATAAATTTGATAAAGGACCTATTGAGGTAGATATCAAATATAAACCAGGTGCTGAGAAGCGTATAAAACAACAGGTTAAAGAAGCACTGCAACAGAAAAAAGTAGCGCGTCAGATGAAAAAAATAAACGAAAGGAATAAAAAATGAGAATAGGATTAGCAGGAACAATGTCTGTAGGTAAAACTACATTAGCCAAAGCATTGGGTGAGGTAGAACAATTTAAAGACTATATTATTCAAACTGAACGTAGTAAATATCTTAGCGGATTAGGTATTCCTTTGAATACAGATTCTATACTACCAGGACAATTTATATTTCTAGCAGAACGTGCTAGTGAATTATTACAACCTAAGATTATTACAGATCGTACAATATGGGATGTGTGTTCGTTTACTTTATCATCAAAAACTATTGGTGGTTGGGAAAAACGTTCATTTGTTGAAGCAGCTATGCATCTTCGTGGTTATTATGATTTGGTTATTTATGTATCTCCCAATGGCGTTGAAATGGAAGATAATGGTATTCGTGAAACTGATTTAGAATATCGTAGAAAAATAGATGTAGCTATACAATTATCATTAGATGAATATAAACCTAATAAATTAATTAAGGTTGAAGGTACAACAGAAGAACGTATCGCTACAATTTTACAAAATCTTTAATATTTATACGTATAAAATTATGAATAACGATACTATGAAAAAATCTGAACTGCAAGATATTATCCGTGAAGCATTACTTGAAGTAATTGAAGAAGGTGCTGCTGAGGATAAAAAAGCACAAGATATGGCATTGGCTGCTGAAAAAGCACAATTGGCCGCACTTAATAAGAAAAGACAAGAATTAAGTACCCAACAAGTAGCCCCAGCAGACAAACCTGGAAAGGATGCTGAAATAAATGCTATTAATAAAAATATGCAAGCAGCTCAAATTAGAGTTAATAAACTATCTAAACCAGGTATGTCTTCAACAGAATTGGATGAAATGGCAAATGTTGGTGTTCGTTATCAACTATCAGATGATGTTACTGATGAGCAAATTGCAGGATTCTCAGGTAAAAAAGCTAAAATATTAGCCGCTCTTCAAGCAGCAGGATCAGCAGTATCAAAAATGAACGTAGCTGGTGATATGGGTTACAACAAACAAAACCCAATCAATAAAGATTTTATGGAATTAGTTGATGCTGGTGTTATTGTTTCATCATCTGAACAAGCAGCACCTCGTCTAACAAATCCAAGACCAGCTGCAGCTCCGTCTGCAACAGCAACGGGGGATGAGGAATTATTTTATAACCCAAGAGGTAGAAGAGACTTAGGCAATATGTTCACTCCACGTGAGTTAACATCACTAGGAATATCAGGACAAGAAGATATGTCAGATGAAGAAGTAGAAGCAGCATTTGCAGCAGCAAAAGCATCAGGAGAAGAACCAGAACCTGAAATGGCAACAGCAACAAAATCAAAATCTGCATCAACTATTTCAGATGAAGATTATCAAGATTGGATGGAATATTCAAAATTATCTGATCGTTTAAGAAGTGTTAAATCTAATCTATTAAAAACTAAAAGATATAGAAGTACACCTGGCGACATTAATGACGTAGGTAGTACCGCTAGAGAAATTAAGGGTTTAACTGACTTAAAAGCAAGCTTAGAACAAAGAATTGATGCTTTAGTTGCTAAATCAGAATATTTGCAAAAAGATATTGCTAAAAAAGCAGGTAAAGAATACATCCCAACACCACCAATCGAAAATCCACTTGAGGATGAAGATGAAATGGATAATTTAAATGAAAGTGCATTTAAACACAGAATGCAATATTACGCAGGAATAAAAAAATAAAGATATGATGTTATTAGTTAAAAAATGGTTACCAAAAGTTATTATAGTAGTAGCTATTATAGCAATAGGTGGTGTATTGTTCGAAAAGTGTAGTAGCAATGCTGATCACAAAGCATTTCTAGTTGAAATGGATAGTTTACATAAAGTAAATGATTCATTATTTGCTGAAATTAAAAAAGATGATGCTGTCATTGATTCGTTAAATGAAGTTAGTGAAGTATTAACATATAATATAGAACACCAAAAGACAAAAGTAATTAAAATTGTTGAAACTATTGAGGTAGAAAAAAACAAAGTTGATACGTTTACAGAACACGAATTAGTTAGTTCATTTAACACTCGTTATCCTAAAGACACAATTACTAACCCACTACCAGTAGCCCAACCAGTATTAGTTGCTGCTGCTAAAGATTTAGTAGAATTAGATGGAACTAAAGAAATTATTATATTGAAAGATAGTACTATTTCTACATTAGAAGCAAAAGTAGTTATTAAAGATAATATTATTACTGGTTTTGAAAATAAAGAAAATAAGTATAAAACAATCTTAATCAATAAAGATAAAGAAATTGCAGGTTGGGAAGATCAATACAATCAAATAGATTTACAATTAAAGAAATTAAAAGTAAAATCTAAATTCCAACGTATAGGAAGTTATATAGTAATCGGAGGTTTAGGTTACTTAATGTTAGTAAAATAATTATTTATAAAAGCTCCCCTCCTACAATAGTCTTGTAGGACCGACCCCAACGTAAGTTGGGGTTTCTTTTATATATTTATATACAACAATTAATATATGAGTGATCAAAATATAAAAGATATAATTAAACAGGAATACATTAAATGTGCTTCTGATCCTGTCCATTTCTTTAGAAAATATTGTTTCATTACCCACCCAATTAAAGGCAGAATTTTATTCCATCTATACCCTTTCCAGGAAGATGTATTAAAATCATTTCGAGCAAACGATTACAATATTATTAATAAGTCTCGTCAGTTAGGTATTTCTACATTATGTGCTGGTTATGCTTTGTGGTTAATGTTATTCCATAAAGACAAAGCAATATTGTGTATTGCTACTAAGCAACTTACTGCACAAAACATGGTTGAGAAAGTTCAATTCATGTATAATAACTTACCATCATGGTTAAAAGGTTCTAAACCAGTAGCATCAAACCAAACCTCATTAAAATTATCAAACGGATCATTTATTAAAGCAACATCAGCCTCTAGTGATGCTGGTCGTTCATTTGCTGTATCTTGGTTGATTATGGATGAGGCCGCCTTTATTGAAGGTATTGATAAAATTTATACCGCGATTAAACCTACCATTTCAACAGGGGGTGGTTGCGTAGCATTATCTTCACCAAACGGTGTAGGTAACTGGTTCCATAAAACTTGGGTTGAAGCAGAATTAAGTAAAAATAGTTTTGTTCCTATCCAACTAAAATGGGATGTTCACCCTGATAGAGATGCTGCTTGGGTTAAGAATGAAAAAGAAAATATGACTGCAAGAGATTTCGCGCAGGAATATGATTGTGACTTTTTAGGATCTGGAGCAACAGTAATTGACCCAGAAACATTAGAATATTATGATGGGTTTATAATGGACCCTGTTGAACGTCGATTCATGGGTGGTGATTTTTGGATATGGCAATACCCAGATTATAATAAAAATTATATTGTATCGGCTGACGTGGCCCGAGGTGATGGAAGTGACTATTCTGCATTCCAAGTTATTGATCTTGAAGCATGTCAACAAGTGGCTGAATTTAAATCTCAAATAGGCACACGTGAATATGGAAACATGTTAGTATCAGTTGCTACTGAATATAATAATGCGCTTTTAGTGGTGGAAAATGCTAATATTGGTTGGGATGTTGTAAATACTATTATAGACCGTGAATACGCTAATTTATACTATTCACCTCGTTCATATGGTGAATTAAGTGCTGACAAATATCTATCAAAATTAGACTCAGGGCAAACAGTTCCTGGATTTACTACATCAGCAAAGACAAGACCACTTGTTATCTCAAAAATGGAGTCGTACCTTCGAGACAAATCATTTACCTTTCATTCGAAACGCTTACTTGAAGAATTAAGAGTGTTTATATGGATGCACGGTAAGGGACAAGCACAAAATGGGTACAATGATGATTTAGTATTATCATTATCAATGGGTCTGTTTATTAGAGACACAGCATCCAGATTTGCGCAAATAGGTCGTGATTTAGCGGTTTCTAGTTTATTAAACTTTAGAAAAACTGGAGATCAAATGTATGGGGGTGGGCAGTGGATATCTGGTGGCAACCCATACAAAATAGATGATGGTCGTGGAAATGTAGAAGATACACGATGGTTGTTGGGTTAGAATATTTATTATTATACATACTAAAATAAGCAAATGGCTAATACAGATTTATTTTCAAGGCTAAGAAGATTATTTTCAACTGATGTTATCGTAAGAAACATTGGTGGAAATCAATTAAAAGTGGTAGACACGGATCGTGTTCAAGCCTATGGAAGTGTACAAACAAATAGCTTAGTAGACCGTTTTACACGTTTACATAGAACTAGCATGTCAGCTATGTTCAATCCTGCTATTAACTATCAGACATTAAGAACACAATTATACAATGATTACGAAGCAATGGATTCAGAATCGATTATTGCTTCTGCTCTTGATATTGTTGCTGATGAAACTACATTAAAAAATGAAGCTGGAGAAGTATTACAAATACGTTCTTCAGATGAAAAAGTACAAAGAGTACTTTATAATTTATTTTATGATATATTAAATATCGAATTTAATCTTTGGCCCTGGACTCGCCAAATGTGTAAATACGGTGATTTTTACTTATTCTTAGAAATTAATAGTGAAATGGGGGTATATAATGTTATGCCTTTATCATCATATGAGTTAGCTAGAAGAGAAGGTTTAAATCCTGAAAACCCATTTGAGGTTTATTATGAATATGATCCAAATGCATTAGCAAGTACGCTTCATATGGATAAAAGTAATATGAAGAAGCGCTTTGAAAACTATGAAGTTGCTCACTTTAGATTATATGCTGATGCTAATTATCTTCCTTATGGACGTTCATTTATTGAACCAGCTCGTAAGGTTTACAAGCAATATACATTAATGAAAGATGCGATGTTAATACATCGTATTATGAGATCTCCAGAAAAACGTATTTTTTATGTAGACGTAGGTGGAATACCAGCTCATGAAGTTGATAACTACATGGAGCGTATCACCAATAAAATGAAGAAGACTCCATTCATGGATGCTCAAACAGGTGAATATAATTTACGTTTCAATATTCAAAATTCACTTGAAGATTTTATTATACCAGTTAGGGGTGCAAACCAAAATACTAAAATTGATACCTTAAAAGGTTTAGAATACAACGGTATTGAGGATGTAAACTTCTTACGTGATGAAATGTTAGCTGCTCTTAAGGTACCTAAAGCATTCTTTGGATTTGAAAAAGATTTAACTGGTAAGGCTACATTAGCTGCTGAAGATATTCGATTTGCTCGTACAATTGAACGTATCCAAAAAGTAATTGTATCTGAATTGCATAAAATTGCATTAGTACACTTATATACACAAGGATTTGATGGTGATTCATTAACAAGCTTTGAATTATCATTAACACCTCCTTCAATCATCTACCAACAAGAACAGGTAGCAATGTGGAAGGAAAAAGTATCATTAGCTAAAGATGCTCTTGATACAGGTATTATCCCATCTGATTTTATATACGATAGAATATTCCAATTTAGTGATGATCAAATAGATGAATATCGTGATTTAGTATTAGAGGATAAAAAACGTGCATTTAGACTTCAACAAGTTGAAAATGAAGGTAATGACCCAGCTAAAACAGGTAGATCATTCGGTACACCACATGACTTAGCTTCACTATATGGTAAGGGTAGAAGTGGACAAGGTGCTGTACCAATAGGATATGATGAAAAAGATCCAGTTGGTCGCCCAACACAAAAAGCATCTATATTCGGCACTCAGAAAAGTTCATTTGGTAAAGACCCAATTGGTAGTAAGGAATACAATATGACTGCTAACCAGGATAAAAACCCAATGCAAACAGCGTATAAGGGTGGTTCACCACTAGCATTATCTGAATTGAAAAAAGCTAAAGAAGCTGCTGAACAGAAAAAGATAACATTATACGAGAATACAAAACCTGTAGAATCTAATTTATTAAATGAAGATAACATCAAGGGTATAGAAAAATAACATATTTATACGCAGTGATTATATACTTTTTATGAAAATAAAACATAACAAATACAAAAATACTGGAATTTTATTTGAACTCTTATTGAGACAAGTAACATCCGACACTATTTCTGGTAAGGATTCCGCATCTTTACCATTAATTAAAAAGTATTTTAGCAAATCTGAATTAGCTAAGGAATATAAATTATACCAAACATTAACTGCTAATAAAGCTATTTCTGAAGGTAAAGCTGAATCGCTAATTAATACTACCTTAGAAATTCATTCCCGTTTAAATCGTACGGCTCTTCGTAAAGAAAAGTATAACTTAATTAAAGAAATTAAGTCACACTATAATTTAGAAGAATTCTTCAAAGCAAAAGTAAATAACTACAAACAACACGCTGCTGTTTATACACTAATGGAAGCTTATTCTACATTAGAATTTGTAGACCCAGCTAATGTTATTGATAATAAAG